CAATTTATATCTAATCCTGAAATGATGCCACCACCACCTCCTCCTGAGCCAACTCTAGAAGAAAAGGTTGCAGCACAAAAAGCACAAGTAGAATTACAAAAATTACAATTACAAGCTAAAGAACTAGAGATTGAAACACAACTTAAATCTCAAGAGTTACAACTTAAACAAGAAGAAGCTGCAATTGATTTAGCTTTAAAACAACAAGATTTAAAAATTAAGAAATCTCAATTAGAACTTAATGAAGCGGAACTTGCTCTAGAAGCAGTACAAGGAAGACCCGTAGGTATAGGGCCAAGATAATGGCTTATCCTAAGACTTCAGGTTATGGTAAATTACAAAGACGTAAGTTAATTTCTAAAAAGATTAAAGTATTAAAAAAAGAAGGGAAGCCGCAGAAACAAGCAGTAGCAACCGCTTTATCTATGTACCCTAAAAAGAAAAGGTTACCACTAGCATGAACGATAAGGATATCAACACAGAATTAGAATTGCTTAAAAAAGATGTGAATTTGATTAAGACAAATCATTTAGCACATATTGCAGCAGATATAGATGATTTAAAAGACGATATGAAAGAAGTTAAAATTGAGGTGTTTAGATTTAAATACGTAGCTTATGGAGCTATTGTTGTTTTTGTCTTAATGAGTGATAAATTTACAGAGATATTGAGGTTATTATAATGCCAAAAGGACCAGGAACATACGGAAAAAAACGTGGTAGACCACCAATGAAAAAAAAGAAGAAGTGTTATGGCAAGTAAAGGGCTATATCACAACATAAATAAACGTAAGAAAGCAGGTACTAGTAGACCTAAATCTAAATCTACTATAAGTGCCAAAGCATATGCGAATATGAAAGCAGGATTTCCAAAATCAAAAAGCAAAAAAAAGAAGAAGGCATAGAACGCAGTAAATATTACTCTGATAGGTATGACCATTACATATCTTTAGGACATTCTAATGGTATATCTTCTAAGTTAGCACATGTTGATTTAGCAAAAGAATTTAAACAAAAGAATCCAACAATAGACAAACTTAAACAAATATGACAAGACAAGAATTAGAAAAATTCATGTTACAAAACCGACTTTCTGTCGAGGAATTTAATCGTAGGGTAGGATACACTCCTGATATGATACGCAAGTTTCTCAAAGGCACAAAGAAGATTCCTGACATTATGTCACTAGAATCTTTAAATAAAACTATAAAAGGTGAATAACTCGCCACTACATAAGTAATCAGACTCGCATTGGGCGAACAACTGCTCTTATAAATGTAGAAGAGACTCACAGGAGAAATAATGGAAGACAAAAAAGAAGCTCAGATTAAAGATGGGCAAGATGCAAAGCTAATACTTGAGAACCCTCAAATGATAGCAGCATTTAATACTGTACTTAATAATGGATATCAACAATGGATATCTACAGAGATTAAAGATACAGAAGGTAGAGAGTCCCTTTACCATAAACAAAGAGCCATCCTAGAAGTTAAAAACACTCTAGTACAAACTGTTGAAAACGGACAGATACTAGAAGAAGAACGTAAAGGAGGCAAATGATGAGTGAAGATAATAATATACCAACAAAAGAAAGTAATGTTGGAGGAATTCCTATACAGGATGGCACTGTAAAAAGTGCACAAGAACAGATTCTTCTTAATCAAAGAACTCTTGCAAAAGAACAATCCGAGGTTAATGAAGAGTCAACAGAAACTCAGGAAGATGTTTCTGCACAGGCAATGGAAGATGCCGAATCAGTTGAAAACGAAGTAGTAAATTCGGAAGAATTAACTGCAGAGGACTTAGTTGATGATATTCCCGAACAAGGGCAACAAGACACATCGAAATACTCTGTTGATTACAATGGAACAAATTTAGAAGTTGACTTGGAAGAATTGAAATCAGGATATATGAAACAGGCTGATTACACTAAAAAAGCTCAAGAAATTGCTGAACAACGTCAACAGTTTGAACAAGAACTAGCAGCGACTCAGCAAGAGAGACAGCGATATCTTTCGCAACTTGAACAATTTGATACGCAATCTAATAAAAAGATTCAGGAGCTCGAATCTACAGATTGGTCAAAACTCAAGGAAGAAGACCCTATGGAATGGGCCATGAAAAGGGACCAACTTAGGGAACTTCAAGACAATAAAAGGTTAGTTGCAGAAGAACAAAAAAATCTTCAGCAGAAACAACAAACAGAAATGCAAAGTAAGTGGAATGAGGAACTTCAAAGACAGCAACAAATAATGACACAAAGATTGCCTGAATGGGCAGACCCTGATAAGGGGCCAAAGCTTAAACAAAATATTAAAGCTTACGCTCTTACAAAAGGGTTTACCGAACAGGAAGTTGATAGTCTAATTGATGCTAGGTCAGTAGAAGTTTTACATGAAGCTGCTATGTATCGTAATCTCTTAGATGCAAAAATTGCTAATAAGAAACAAAGGGTTGTTCCTAAAATGCAAAAACCTGGTACACCTAGTACTAAGTCTGAAGTTAATAGTGAAAAGATAAAGCAAAAACAAAAGAGACTGAAAATGTCAGGAAAAACCGATGATGCAGCAGCAGTAATCGAGTCCTTGCTAAAACAGTCTTAATTAACTTTAACACAGAGGTGTAATTCAAATGGCACAATTAGGAAATACATTTGAAACTTATGATGCTGTGGGTAACAGAGAAGATTTACAGAACGTAATCTATAATATCTCTCCAACAGACACACCATTTATGTCTTCAATCGTTTCAGGTAATGCTGAATCTACCAAGCACGAATGGCAAACTGACTCACTAGCTTCAGCGGCTTCAAATGCTCAATTAGAAGGAGATGATTCTCCAAGTGCTGCGTTATCTGCTACTTCACGTGTTTTCAACTATACACAGATTTCTTACAAACCTGTTATGGTCTCTGGAACACAAGAAGCAGTAAATCACGCAGGTAGAGATTCTGAACTAGCTTATCAAATAGCTAAAGCTGGTAAAGAACTCAAAAGAGACATGGAACTTGACCTTACAGGTAAAAACGCAGCTACAGCAGGAAGCGGTAATGGCGCTTCTGCTCGTAAATCTGCAGGTTTCGAGTCTTGGACAACAACAAACAACGCTTATGGTGCAGGTGGAGGAAACTCTAGTGGTACTGTAACAGATGGTACACAAAGGGTACTTACAGAAGCTATCTTAAAAGGTGAGTTAAAATCTTGCTTTGATAATGGTGGCGACCCTGACCTACTATTAGTTGGTTCATTCAACAAACAAAAAGTATCTGGTTTTACAGGTAACTCAACTCGTATGGACATGGCAGAAGATAGAAGCTTAGTAGCTACTATTGATGTTTATGTTTCTGACTTCGGTGAAGTAAGAGTTGTAGCTGACAGATTCCTACGTTCTTCAGGTAGAAGTGCGTTGGTTGTTGATACAGAAATGTTTGCGACTGGTTTCTTAAGACCTTTCCAAACACAAGAACTAGCAAAAACTGGTGATGCTGAAAAACGCTTACTACTCGCTGAGTGGACACTCGTTGCTAAAAATGAAGCATCTTCAGCTACTATTGCTGACTTGACAACTTCATAAAAAATATTTTTCATGTAACTTTCTCATCATGAAAGGGGGCAGGTTTTTCTCATATTGTTTTCCTGTCCCCACCCAAGATACTGATTAATAATGACCTTGAAGAACGTATCGCTTCGGAACGAGGGTTATTAACTAGGAGACTTTAATGAGAACATTAAATGATTATTTTGTAACAGCAGAGATAGAAGACGTATCTACTGCATCTAGTACATTCGTTGCTATCCCAGATGGTGGACGAGTAGTTAAAATTATATCTGCACTACAAGGTGCTATTAGTGGTGGTAATGCTGCAGTTTCTTTTGAAATTGGTGGCACAGCTATTACTGGTGGTGGTATTACAGTTGCTCACTCAGGTTCAGCAGCAGGTGATGTAGATACATCAGTTCCTACAGCAGCTAACTCAGTTGAAGAAGACGGAACTATTGAAATGATAACAGATGGTGGTTCTACAGGTGCTAAAAAATTATTAGTAACATTTGTAATTAGGAGATAAGCATGTCAAGAATGAGAGTAACAAACACTATCGTAAGAAGTGTAAATACTGGCTCACAACAATCTACAGCTACTAATGCAAACACTGAGTATGTCAGAATTATGTCTGATACTAATGGTGTTCATATTGCTTTTGGTGCATCACCAACAGCTTCAGCAAGTACAACTATACTTGGTGCTTATGACCCTGAAGTATTTAAGATTGATGGTGGCATGAAGGTCGCAGCAATTATTGCTAGTGGCACAGCTAATGTTTACATAGATGAGTTAAGTGAATGAAACGTAAGATAGGACAAAATCAGATATTTCATTATCATAATCCTACTGGCGAGTTCGCTATAGAACACATCGAAGATATACAACCCCTTATTGATTCTAATAAGAAATTACAGAATGAGGACCATCATAAAGCAGATGAGTTTAGACTCTCTGCTCGTATTCCTATGACTGTAGTTTATGAATGGAAAAGACTATTTGGGGTTGATTTATTTAATAAAGACCACAAAGAAGCAGTAAAAAAACTTATTAACAGTCCTGATTACAGGTATCTAAAGACAACCAATAGGCGAATATAATGGCAATTACTAATTACTCAGAACTCAAATCAGCTATTGCTGACTGGTTAGATAGAACAGATTTAACTGACTCTATTCCTGATTTTATTACACTAGCAGAAACTAGACATAAAAGAGATTTTAAAATTAGAAGAATGGAAACAAGGGTTACAGCAAACACTATAGCTGATACTGAGTATTACACATTGCCTGATAACTATGTTGCAATGCGTAATATACAACTCAATACTGACCCTAAGACACCTTTAGAATACTTAACACCAGAACAAATGGATAGACTTTATGCAGGAAGCAATAAAGGAAAACCTAAAGCATACAGTATTATTGGTAATGATATACAGCTAAGACCAACACCTGATAGTGCATACGAAATAGAAATATTATATTTTAAACACTTTGCTGCATTATCAGATTCAGCACCTACTAACGAGATGCTAACAAATCATCCTGATGCTTACCTATATGGAGCATTGGTTGAAGCAGAACCTTATTTACAAAATGACAAAAGATTACAAACATGGTCTAGTCTCTATGATAGAGCAAAAAATGATATAATAAGTTCTAATGAAAGAGATAGACATTCAGGTGTAGCTCCTACAACAAGAGTTGATTACGGATTATATTAATGACAGTTTGGGCAGAAAAATCTACAACAAGTACAGCTTGGGAACTTACAGGCACATTTTTATTTAAAACAGAAGATGATTTGTTTTTATTTGCAACAGAAGACAACAATACCTTACAGCAAGAAAACATCCCAGTATTAACAGTTGATGATTGGACAGTACAATCGACAACAGCAACCACATGGACATAAATGGCAAATAAGAAATTTTCAGAATTAACAGAAGTTACCACCCCCAATAGTGCATCTATATTTGCTACAGCTTATGATGGGGATAACTTTAAAGTTACACTAACAAACATCGCTGCAAACATGCCATCTATTACTACGACTGGCACAGTTACAGCTACAACATTTGTAGGTAACGTAACAGGTAATGTTACAGGGTCAATTACAGGTAACGCAGATACAGCTACAGCTTTAGCTACAGGTCGTACAATAGGTATGACAGGTGATATTACTTGGACTTCAGCATCTTTTGATGGCACAGGTAATGTAACAGGTACAGCAGCAATAGGTAGTGGTGTTATTGTCAATGCCGATGTCAATGCAAGTGCTGCAATAGATGCAAGTAAAATACATGATGGCACAGTTTCTAATACAGAATTTGGATATTTAAATGGTGTTTCTTCTGCAATACAAACGCAGATGAACACAAAGATTACAGCTAGTTCTACAGATACTCTAACAAACAAGACTATCAATACAGCTAGTAATACGATTACAATAGTAGAAGCAGATATATCAGACCTCGGCTCATATATCACAGCATCTTCTACAGACACACTAACTAATAAGACATTTAATGCTAATGGAACAGGCAATAGTCTTTCTAATGTCGAGGTAGCAGATTTAGCATCAGGTGTTCTTGATACAGATATATCAAGTGTATCAGGAAGTGATGATACACTAGCATCAGCAAAAGCAATTAAGACTTATGTAGATGCACAAGTTACAGCACAAGACCTAGACTTTCAGGCAGATACAGGTGGTGCATTATCTATTGACCTAGATACTGAAACACTAACCTTTACTGGTGGTACAGGTATAGATACAAGTGGTAGTGGTAATGCAGTTACTTTTGCGATTGATTCAACTGTTGCAACTTTATCAGGCACACAAACACTAACCAATAAAACAATCAATAGTTCGTCAAATACAATAACGATTACAGAATCAAACATATCTGATTTAGGTTCTTACATTACTGCAAGTTCAACTAATACTCTAACTAATAAGTCAGGAAGTAACAGTCAATGGACTAACGATGCAGGGTTTATTACAGCTTCATCTACAGATACACTTACCAATAAATCAGGTAACATTAGTATGTTTACTAATGATTCATCATACTTAACTGGCAACCAAACAATAACATTAAGTGGTGATGCTAGTGGTAGTGGAACAACAGCTATTACAGTTACAGTTGCAGATGACTCGCACAACCACATCATATCTAATGTCGATGGATTACAAACAGCACTAGATGGCAAGGTAACAGAAACTGCTAGTACAGGAAGTGCCGAAATACCTGTAGGTACGACAGCTCAACGAGATGGCTCACCTGCAACTGGTATGTTTAGATTTAACTCTACAACAACAGGATTCGAGGGCTACAATGGTAGTGCTTGGGGTGCGATTGGTGGAGCAGGTGGTGGTGCTACTGGAGCAGGTGGAGATGAAGTATTCCAAGAAAACGAAAGAGTTGTTACAACAAGCTATACTTTATCTACTAATAAATCAGCGATGTGCGTTGGACCATTAACAATTAATTCAGGGGTTACAGTAACAATTCCATCAGGAGAGAGGTTAGTTATCTTATGACAGTTAAGATTAATGCAGATACATCAGATGGATTAAAGATAGTATCAGACACAAGTGGTGCTATAGATTTTCAATCTAATGGTTCTACAAAAATGTCAATGGACGCTAGTGGTAATCTTACAGCAAACTCTTTTGTAGGAAGTGCATTAAAATTACTACATGTTCAAGATGAAAAAGGAACAACAACACATGGTGGTTCTGCTAGTGCAAATACAGATAATATTAGAGATTTAAACACAGTAAAAACAAATGAAATTACAGGAGCTAGTCTTTCATCTAATCAAATAACATTACCTGCTGGAACGTATTTTGTCGAAGCATTGGCAAGTGGTTTAGCAGTAGACCATCACAGAGCATTTTTATATAACGTAACTGATAGTGATATAGAAGTTTTAGGTATGCAGATTTTCAATTCTGCTTGGAACACATTAACTAGTGGATTTTCTCCTGTTTATGGAAGATTTACTATATCAGGCACAAAAGTATTTGAACTAAGACATAGAACACAAAGTGCAAAAGCCGATATAGGATTAGGGCATTATATGAATGATACTAGAAGTTCTATATATTCAAGTGTAATTATAAGGAAGATATCATAATGAAATATGCACTCATAGAAGGTAATGTAGTAAAACAAATATCATATATAGTAGAAGATGGTTATGTCGAGGTAAGTGATGACGTTTTTGCTGACATGGTAAAAAAAGATGATGGCTCATATGACTACACAGATGAAGTAAAAGCAGTAGCTCAACAAGTAATACAAGAAGAAACAGACAGACAAACAAGCAGAGCAAGTGGCAAAGCAAAGCTAAAAGAATTAGGATTAACAGATGCTCAAATTAAAGCGTTGGTAGGTGAATAATGGCATTAACATTACATGGTACAGAATTAGATAATGTAGATGTTCTCGTTGATGGGAAAATTGAAGTTGATATGTTTAGACTTACTACTGACACAAGTGGTGGTACTAATGCTGATTTG